AATTAGCATACATAAAAGGTTATAGAGGTAAGTTATCAAACGAGGAAGCATTAGAATATAATAACCTATTAACACAAAAGTATGTTTTAACAAACGAATACAATAAAAAGAATAGAGAACAAGCAGAAGCAGATGCTAAAGAATCAGGCAACAAAAGAAAAGAAAACTATTCTAAACAAAAAGAGGAGCAAAAGAAACAAGCAGAAGATTTATTAGAACTTCAAAAACAAGCTGCTAAAGACTTACAAGATGAACTTGATAAAATATCTGAAAAATGGTTAACTATACAAGCAAAAGGTGCGGAAGATAGAAAGGCAAAAAGAGCAAAAGATGAGCAAGATATTTACGATAATGCAATAGGTTTTCAAGAAGCAGCAATTATAAAAGATGAAGAAAATATAGCAGCTAAAAAAGATTTACTTGATTTACAAAAAAGTTTAGAATTACAAAACAAAGAATTAACAGAGGGGGAAATTGCAGCTATTGAGGCTAAATACGCTAAACAAAAAGAGGATTTAGATATAGCAGCAGAGCAAAAAGAAAAGGCAAGAAAGCAAAAGCATAGAGACGAATTATTTGATGCAGCAAAAGCGGGTTTAACAGCTATTGGAGATTTAGCGGTTTTATTTGCAGGTAAATCTAAAGCACAACAAAAGAAAGCGTTTCAAGTTCAAAAGGCAGTTAACATAGCTACAGCAACAATTGACACATTCAAAGGTGCTACAACAGCATTCACATCAGCAGGAAATCCAATACTTGGTGCGGTATTCGCAGCAGCAGTAGTAGCAGCAGGACTTGCAAATATATCTAAAATTGCGTCAACTAAATTTGATGAAGGAGCAGGCGGTGGCGGTGGCGGTGGCGGTGCGCCAAGCGTTCCAAACGTACAAGCAGCCAATTTTAACGTAGTAGGAGCAGGGGGAGCAAACCAATTAGCGCAACTATCAAGCAATCCAATTAAAGCGTATGTAGTTAGTGGGGAAGTATCAAGCGCACAAAGTTTAGATAGAAACATAGTTAAAAACGCAACGATATAAAACTAAATAAGCAGCCACGCCCGACTGCCTATTTACTTACCTATTAACCTAAACATTGATAATTATGTTATGAACACGAAACAAAGATAGTTAATTATTTTAAAAATGCAACAAAAACTAAAAAAATAAATTATTAAAGTATGAATAAAATTATCGAACTAATAATAGACGAGAAAGACAAGCTATCAGGTATTGACGCAGTATCTGTAGTTCATTCTCCTGCAATAGAAGAAAACTTTATTTACTTATCCAAGCACGAAATAGAACTTAAAGAAGTAGATGCTGAAAAGCGTATTTTAATGGGTGCAGCTTTGATACCAGATAAGCAAATTTTTAGACGTAACGAGAAAGAGGAGTATTATATATTCTTTTCTAAAGATACGGTACGCCAAGCATCTGAATTATTCTTAATGAACTCAAACCAAAACAACGCAACGTACGAACACGACCAAAAGTTAAAAGGTTTATCAGTAGTTGAAAGTTGGATAATTGAAGATAGTAAAACGGATAAAAGCCGATTATATAACTTTAATTTGCCAGTTGGAACTTGGATGATTTCAATGAAAGTAAATAACGATGACGTATGGAAAGATGTAAAAGATGGTAAGGTTAAAGGGTTTTCAATTGAGGGTTATTTTGCAGATAAATTAGAAATGAGTTTACAAGAGCAAGAAGAACAAGAGTTAATAAATAAAATAGTAGAAATTTTAAAACAAGTATAAAATGGGATTAAAAGATTTTTTTAAAACGACAAGCGAAACATCTCCAAAGGGTGGTAACAAAGGTTGCTTATGTGAAGATGGTACGTACAGCAAAGAGTGTTGTGATGGTAGCCTACAAGCGCAAGGGATAGGTAGCGAAAATTCGCAAGGAATATCTATTGTAAACAACGTTAACGAAGTGCGTACAATGGTACGTGAAAACTAAAAAGGCAACAAAACAAATATTAATAAGTTTTTATAAAAAACACATAAATGAAAAATAACGTAATTAATCAAATCAAATCGCTTTTAGGTATGGAAGTGAACTTAGAGCAAATGATGTTAGAGGATGGTGTAACTATTCTAGAGGCAGATTCATTTGAAGCAGAACAAGAAGTGTTTATCGTAACAGAAGATGAGCAAAAAATTCCATTGCCAATTGGCGAGTATAAAATGGAAAATGGTTTTATGTTAACTGTAGAAGTTGAAGGTATTATCGCATCTTATATGGAAGCTGCTGCTGAAGAAGAAGTAGTTGAAGAAGCACCTGAAGAAGAAGTACCAGTTGAAGCAGAAGCAGAGGTTAAAACGCCTAAAAGCATTATCGAATCAGTAAGTAAAGAAACACGTTTCTCTGCTGAAGAATTTGAAGCATTAAAAGCTGAAGTGGTAGCACTTAAAGCACAATTAGAAACAAAAGAAGTAGTAGAGGAGAAAGTAGAATTAGAGGTAGTAAATCCTATTAACTACAATCCAGAAGTAGAAGCTACAAAAGTAAACTTCAAGTACGGACAAAATCGAGAGATGAGTACACTTGATAGAGTAATGAGTAAAATTAATTCATAATTAAAAATAAAAAGAAATGCCAACAACAACAAGTATTACAACAACTTACGCTGGAGAGTTCGCAGGTAAGTATGTAGCAGCAGCATTATTGACTGCTAACACAATTGACAAACAAGGTATCACAGTAAAGCCTAATGTTAAATTTAAAGAAGTTCTTAAAAGAATTTCAACAGACGATGTATTGAAAAACGCTACTTGTGATTTCGATGCAACATCTACGATTACTTTAACTGAAAGAGTTTTACAACCAGAGGAGTTCCAAGTGAACTTACAATTGTGTAAAAAAGATTTCCGTTCAGATTGGGAAGCTATCTCAATGGGTTATTCTGCATTTGACACTTTGCCTAAAACATTCGCTGATTTCTTAATCGGACACGTTGCAGCAAAAGTAGCAGCTAAAAACGAAACTAATATCTGGAGTGGTGTAACAGCTAATGCAGGTGAGTTTAACGGATTTGCTACATTATTAGCAGCAGACGCAGCGTTACCATCAGCAAACGAAGTAACAGGAACAACAGTTAATGCAGCAAACGTTATCACAGAGTTAGGTAAAATCGTAGACGCTATTCCTGCATCTTTGTACACTAACGAAGGGTTAAGAATTTACGTTTCACAAAACATCGCTAAAGCTTACGTTCGTGCATTGGGTGGATTCGGAGCAAGTGGATTAGGTGCTAATGGTAAAGAAGGACAAGGTACAATGTGGTACACTAACGGAGAGTTAATGTTTGACGGAGTTAAAATTTTCGTTGCAAACGGATTAGCTAACAACACAGCAATTTGTACAACTGTAGATAACCTTTACTTTGGTACAGGATTATTAGCAGACCATAACGAAGTTAAAGTTATTGATATGGCTGATATTGACGGTTCTCAAAATGTACGTGTAGTTATGCGTTTAACTGCAGGAGTTCAATACGCAGTAGTTCAAGACATCGTTACTTACGGAATCGTTAACTCTGCTAACTAATTAGATTAATTAACTTAAAAGGGGTGGTGCAATATACGCCATCCCTTTTTTAATACTATAAAATATGTGTGATATAGCAAATGGGCGTGTAGAGCCTTGTAAAAATTCGGTAGGTGGTTTAGATGCTATCTACTTTATTAACTACAAAATTAAAGATACAGACGTAACCTACACAGCAAGTACGGATGAAATTATGGATGTTAACGGTGTTCCAACTTTATACAAGTACGAATTGAAAGGTAATAATTCCTTTGAAGAAACTATCCAAACTTCAAGAGAAAATGGAACTACTTATTTTGAGCAAGTATTATCAGTTGAATTGAAAAAACAAGATTTAGCTACAACTAAAACTGTTAAATTGTTAGCTTATGGTAGACCACATATCGTAGTTAGAAACAGAGCAGGGCAGTTTAAAATTGCAGGTTTGTTTAGAGGTATGGATATGACTGCCGGTACTATTTCTGATGGTGTAGCTATGGGAGATTTCAACGGTTACAAATTAACGTTTACAGGTATGGAAAATGTACCGGCTAACTTCTTGGATTGTAGCAACGAAACAGAATTACTTACAATATTCTCGCCAGCAACTATTGTAGTAGCTTAAAAATATTTAAGTGTTAAAAGCCTATCATTAACTTGGTAGGCTTTTTTTTTGAAACAAAACAAGGTTTTTAAGGTTATATTAATATGCAGATATTAAGTAAAACTTCAGGTGTAAAATCAATTGCAATTAGTCCACGTTCGGATGCTTACACAAGCGTAACTATATACAACGAGTTAACAAATAAGATAGTGCCTATTACAGCAGTTTCAGTTGTATCTAATTCGTACTATAAAACATTAAATTTTACTATTGCAAATAATTTACAGGATGAGCATTTTTATTACTTGACAATGTACAACGGAACAAACATCGTTTACAGAGATAAAATCTTTGTTACATCGCAACAACCAGAAGTTTATACCGTAAACAAAGATGCTTATACATCGCATACATCAAACAACGAATTTATAACTTTATGAGTAATAACGTACACATATTAAATCTTGCAGCATATAATACACCAGTAATTACAGAATCAAAGCGTGACAATTGGGTAGAGTATGGAGAAGATAATAATTACTATCAGTTTTTAATTGACAGATACACTAATTCTACGACAAATAACGCCATTATAAACAACGTATGCAGATTATTATACGGAAAAGGATTAAGTGCGTTAGATGCGAACAGAAAGCCAAACGAATACGCACAAATGAAAGCGTTGTTAAGCGATGAATGTTTACGTAAATTGTTTATAGATAGAAAGATGTTAGGGCAGTCTGCTATTCAAGTACACTATAACGAGAAACACGATAAGATTTTAAAGGCTTTTCATATACCAGTTAACTTAATTCGTGCGGAAAAATGCAACGAAAACGGAGAAATTGAAGGATATTACTATTCAGATAATTGGGAGGACACAAAGAAATTTGAGCCTAAACGATTCTCTGCGTTTGGAATGTCTAAAGATAAGATTGAAATTCTATTTATACAACCTTACTCGGTTGGAATGAAATACTACTCGCACGTAGACTATCACGGAGCATTACCTTATGCAATGTTAGAAGAAGAAATTTCTAACTACTTAATTAACGAGGTACAAAATGGATTTTCAGGCACAAAGGTAGTTAACTTTAACAACGGAATACCTACAGAGGAGCAACAAGACGAGATTTCACGCAGAGTATTAGGTAAGTTAACAGGTTCACGAGGTCAAAAAGTAATCGTAGCATTTAAC